AGCACTACTGGTAAATGGGAGGAACAGTAATTATTGATTTTTTATTATGCTCTTTGCGTGTTTTCCAAGACCGATTTTATTTGAACCAAATATTCTAAATGAAAACCTAGAAACTTATGAGATAGAAATTAAACAGGCTATCTCTAAAGTAGGTTCAATGAGAGATTCTATGTTGAACGTAGATTCTACTCATAAACTTAGAGAAAATATTTTTGAGGTTGCTCGACTAAAAGATTTACGTCAAGCAATCTTTTTTCATGCAACAAATTTTTTAAAAGAGATAGGATATAAAAATACAGACTCATTACATTTTGAAAATGTATGGGCAAATATAAGTCATAAAGGTGACTATCTATTTCCTCATGTACATAATGGATCTCTATTATCTGGTGTGTATTATGTAAAGTGTGACATGAAAGATAAAATTAAATTTTTTAATATACCAAGTATGTTACCAGAACCTGTTGAATATAATCAATATAATGCACAGTTTGTAGAACATACATGTATTCCTGGTTCATTGATGATGTTCACAAGTGATATGCTACATGGAACTGAAAAACAAATTGGTGAAGAAAAAATTGCAATATCATTTAACATGACGTTATGAATAGAGTAGGATTCATTGCAGGTTGGAAAATAACAGATCAAACATGTGATGGTCTGATTGAATATTTTGAAGAGTCACCTGATAAGAAAGCAGGTGAAGTTGGTAAAGGTCATGACCCAGAATCAAAAATCTCTACAGATATTACAGTTTGCCCTAGAACACCTGACGAGAGAATAGAAAATTACTTAGATGAATTAGGACAAGTGTGTGATGAATATACAGATTTATTTCCATGGGCTTCAAAGTCTCATGCGTTATGGGGATTGAATACAAATTTTAATATTCAAAAATATAATCCTAACGAAGCTTTCTTTCAATGGCATATGGAAAGAGCATCTTATAAGGACTTGAATTCATATCGTCATTTAGTTTTTATGACATATCTAAATGATGTGACAGATGGTGGACAGACAGAGTGGTTTCATCAAGGGGTAAAGATACAACCAGAAAAAGGAATGACATACATTTGGCCATGTGATTGGACTCATGTTCATCGTGGCATACCCTCACCTACTCAAACTAAATATATTACTACTGGTTGGTACACATATCATCTACCAGATTTTGATTATACAGAGTGGAATGGAGGGTAGATGAATTTAAAACATTCTTATTGGTATTTTAAAGGTGTAATTAAACCAGAGATATGTGATCGTATCATTGCTATGGGTAAGAGAAGGTGTAATAAATTAGGACAGGTGAATAAAGAATCACCTAAGGAAGTAGAAGAGTATAGTCAAGAAGAACTTGATAATCTATTAAAGGTTAGAAACTCTCATGTTGCTTGGTTAGATGAACCTTGGATATATAACATACTAAAACCTTTAGTAGATGAAGCAAATAAGAACGCTGAGTGGAACTTTCAATGGGATACAACAGAATCAGCACAGTTCACAGAATATAAACCAGGTCAATTTTATGATTGGCACCCCGATATGGGAACTGAACCATATTCAGAAGGTAAGTGGCAAGGTAGATATAGAAAATTATCTACTACATTATTGTTAAATGACCCTAGCGAATTTGACGGAGGTACGCTAGAATTTCATCATCATAAAGATAAACTCACAGTATGTGAGGAATTAGATATGCAAGGGTCATTAGTCGTATTTCCCTCATTTGTATATCATAAAGTAAACCCAGTAACTAGGGGTGTTAGATACTCTCTAGTCACATGGAATTGTGGATTTCCTTTCGTATGAAAACAGAACTATTACTGCGAATATATAAAACGGTCAAGGTGAAACCTAAAAAAGAGGTGAAACCTGTTCGCAAACATTACAACGTACATTTATTCGGGTGATTTACGTTTCTCAAACAAATATAACACCAGAGTTATCAAAAGAACTCATAGAGTTCTTTAACTCTAATATACTTAAGACATATGTCTGGGACGAAACCAGAGTTTTAAGTATGGACGCTGGTGGAATGGGTAACAAAGAACTACCTGATGTCTATCATAAGTTGGTAGAACTTACTAAGACTATCAAATCATTTGTAGATCATGACCCAAAATTTTCTATCCTACAAAACGTAGAGATAGTTAAGTATCCTTGTGGAGCTGCAAAGGGATACCATTATGATGTAACTAGAAAGACAACAACAGGTGCATCTATCACATATCTAAATGATGATTATCTTGGTGGTAATACTATTATTGGAGGTGTTGATGTTCAACCTATGATGGGTAGAACAGTATATTTTGATGGGTGTGAGTTTAGACATGCTGTATCTAATATACTTAAAGGAGATCGCTATACTATATCCTCATGGTATGGTGAAGATGTATCATTACCACTCAACAAAGAGTTCACCAACTTATGAAAATTATTGACAAGGCATTAGATGTAGAATTATTTTCTATCATTAGAAAATTAGGTTGCGACTCTCAAAGTTTACCTTGGTACTTGGAGACCGATATATCTGGTATGGGTGAAGAAGAAAATTGTTATTTCACCCATTTGTTTTATAATAATGATACTGTCTGTAGTGACTATATGAAGTGGGGTCAAGCATTAAAAAATTATCTGGAAGCAAAAGCATTCATTAGAATAAAAGCAAATTTATATCCAAGAACGGACACTATCATACATCATAAAGATCATGTTGACTATACGTTTGAGCATAAAGCTGCTATACTATACTTAAATACAAATGATGGATTTACCGTAATTGGTGATAAAAAAATTGAATCAGTAGCAAATAGAATGCTACTGTTTAATCCTCAGATACCACACCATAGCACGACTTGTACTGATACTCAATTCAGATCAAACATCAATTTTAATTATTTCTGATGACTAGAATCTTAGACCCAAGAGAATCATATATCTTTCCAGAGTATCTTAGTGTTCCATATACAGGAACATACGATAAACTTTGCGAAGGTATCAAAGACATCTTAAAGAATGAATTTCATGCTTCTATTGAATATGCAGAGGTGCGAGAGATAGAAGATGAAGATGTATCATCTGATGGAGAGTTTATTGCTGTAGTGTCATTAATTACAGGAACTCTATACATCTATTGTTGGGAGGTTCAAGGGTGTTCACATGAATTCCAATTAAAACCTGCTACGAAACATATCCAAAAAGGAATCATGTATCGTTTAAAAAACGTGAGGGATATACAAGGTGCGAAACATTATTTTTAAGGTAGTATCTAATCTACCAGTAGTTTTTATTCAAGAGTTCTATGATAAAGAAGAACTTGAATTGATTATGAAAGAACTACATTACTTCAAAGATGAGAATGTATTTAAAAAACCTGGTGAACCATTTGGTCCTGGTACTGCTGTTCGTGATGGTGTTCAATTAAAAGATGGTAAAGGATTGCACTTAGATAGTTTTTATGATAAGAAAAGAAATGAGTCGAACATATTAAGAATCAATAGAAAATTATTTTCAACTGAAGTTGTAGAGTTATTAGAAGGATTGCATACATTTTTTAGATACATTTCAGAATCATCTGAAGATAATACTAAGATACATTATTTTAATCAAGGTAATCATTATAAGAAACATATAGACTCAACAACCATAACTGCTATCTCATACTTTCATGACCTACCTAAAACATTTACTGGTGGAGATTTGATTATAGAATCACGACTTCATATACCTTGCCTAAATAATTCACTTGTAATATTTCCCTCGATCTTATGGCATGAAGTGACACCCGTAGAAGGAACGGGTAGGTATGCTATGAGTCAATTTATATCAATGGCATGAAATTAATTCAATTTGAAAACGACCCACCAAAGACTAAGTTTGCACCAGTATTTGATTATTGGGTGTATGAAAACTTTGTAGATATTGGCGATTTAAAATCAATTATATTATCAAAAGAAAAAGAAATCATAGAAGGTAATCCATATACACATGATTGGAATACAGGATTGGGTAAGGATAGTCTAACGTCTCGATCTGATTGCTATAATATATTGAAGTGGGGTGAAGCACATTTTTTAAAAGAAATTATCAGATCATCACATGATAATATGATTACTGAGTTAGGATATAAATGGGAAGATAGAATCTATGTTCAATGTTGGGCAAACGTATTAAGAAAAGGTCAAGCAA